ACCCGTATACAGGATGGGACCCATGTGAGGGGTGGTGGTTGGGGTTTCTGCTGGTTTCTGCTGGGGGTGGTAGGGTGGTGGGGGGGTGGTATGACCATTTTTGTCGCTGACGCATTTGGGAAGTAATTTCCAACAAGTGACATTTTGTTGTTGCACCCGGTGACTTTTTGCGTCATATTGGTCTGCATGAGTGACGAAAACAGTCAGACGGTTGTCGCCCACAGTTTTCCAGACTCCGAGGAGTGCTGATGGCGAAACTGAACGGTCGTGAGACTCGGGAGGAGACGAAGGCCAGATTGCAGGCAGATGGCCGCTGGGGGGCTTTCCTTGCCTGCCGCGCGGAGCATCGGCAACGGGGCAACACGCCGGCGGAGTCTCACCAACTGGCCCTATTGGAGTTCCCACGGCCGGATGCGGTGCCCACGGCAAGGGTGGAGCCCAACGGCGACTGCTTGCCACCCAAACTGGCTGCTGCTCCGGTCCTGTTGAGTCCACAAATCTTGTACGTCGACGCCGCCTGTATGCCGGTTGAGGCTTCGACGTTCGCTCAGAAAGCTCCCTCCCATCAGTTGCGGGATGATGTGGAGTGGGTTCACGAACACCTCTGCATTGGGGGACTCAAGCCCTCCGACTGTCCGTCTTCTGGGGCATGGAGCATGTTGCTGTGGGCCCGGAGGGACCCGGCGAACCAAGCCGAGTTCTACAAGACCTTCGTGGCGAAGCTCCTCCCCGCCAGGTCGGTTCTGGACACTGAGGACAGGTGGTATGATCAGGGACGGGAGCTTTTCAGGACGATTGACAAGTTGCTCACCTTCGGACATGAAGTTCTACCCGATGGTGCCGAAGCCGTTGGAGGCGAACCTCTTCTACCGACGTAAGGTCCTCGAGGCCGCCTACGACGACCCGGACATGGCACTTGACCTGAAGCACATGTGTGCTCAGGACCCCCTCTTCTTCCTGAACGTCTTCGGTTGGACCTACGACTCCCGCATCGTCGCCCACCCCGAGTTGCCCTTCGTCACCTATCCGTACCAGGATGAGGTGCTCCTCGAGCTTCTGGCCGCTGCGGGCTTCGTTGATGGCGTGAAACCTCACGACATCGCCCTGGACAAAAGCCGTGATGGGGGGGCCTCCTGGCTGTGCGTCGTGGCCGACGTGTGGTCCTGGTTGTTCTCCGACATGGTTTCCTTTCTTTGGGTCAGCCGGAAGGAGGACTTAGTCGACAAGCCCCAGGACCCCAAGTGTCTCTTCTGGAAGGCCGACTACTTGCTGGGTCAACTTCCCGCCTGGCTGCGTCCGCCTCTGGTACGGACTCATCTCCATCTCTTCAACGCCCAGACCCAGAGCACCATCGACGGCGAGAGCACAACGGGTGACGTCAGCCGCGGCGACCGCCGGACGCGCATCCTACTGGACGAGTTCGCCAGTTTCGAGGACGGGTTCGCGGCTCTGGCGGCCACCGCCGACTCCACTGACTGCCGGACCTTCAACTCGACTACCAAGGGTACGGGCGTGGCCTTCTACGCCGTGAAGACCAACCCTGCCATCAAGAAACTGAGACTTCACTGGAGCCAACATCCTCGCAAGAACCCAGGACTCTACACCTCCAAGGACGGCGTCCTCGAACTCCTGGACAAGCCCTACGGGTTCCCGCAGGGCTACCCCTTCATCCTGGATGGCAAGGTCCGCTCTCCCTGGTACGACGCCGAGTGCATACGTCGGGCATCACCTCTCGAAGTGGCCCAGGAACTTGACGGCGATGACCAGGCTGCCGGTAGTCCCTTCTTCGACATCCCCGTGCTGACGCGGCTCCGTCAAGAGACTGTCCGACCGCCACTGTCCCGAGGCGAACTTCACTTCGACGCCACCGGGAGGCCCGACAAGTTTGTGGAGTCGCCCGGCGGGCTACTTCTCCTCTGGACACCGCTTCTTGCTCCCGACCTCCGACCGGCTCAAGACCGCCCCTACTGTCTGGGTATCGACGTGTCGGCCGGCGCCGGGGCGTCCAACTCCTGTATCTCGGTAGGGGATGCTTCCACCGGCCGCAAAGTGGCCGAACTGGCGACGCCCCATGCCGCTCCCGACCAACTCGCGGTCTATGCCGTCGCCCTGGGGCGCTGGTTCGGCGGCATCATCATCGACGACAACCTTCAACTCGAAGCCTTCATGGCCTGGGAGGGAGGTGGCCCGGGAGACATCTTCGCCATCCGCGTCCTGTTCTTCGGTTACCACAACGTCTTTTACCGCACTGACGACCAGGACGTAACACACAAGGTCGGCACCAAACCCGGGTGGTTCTCGACCCTCGATACCAAGCAAACTCTCCTGGGCGAGTACCGCCGGGCCCTGGCCGCCAACGACTTCATCAATCCGTCCCTACAAGCCATCACCGAAGCCGGCGAGTATGTCTTTCTCCAGAACGGTGGCGTCGGCCATGCCCGTGAAGGGACGACCGCCGACCCGTCCGGCGCGAGAAAACAACACGGCGACCGCGTCATCGCCGACGCTCTCTGCTGGCGGGGAATGCAACAGCAACCCAAGAATGTTGTTCCTAAGACTCGTATCCTCCAGGGTTCGTTCGCCCATCGCCGTTTGCTTCGACAACAAGCTGTTGCCAACTCTCGGGAGTATTAGAACATGGCTGGGTACGATGGTCCTAAGTTGAAACGGCTACGGGAAGCCATCCAGTACAGCCGTGCAACATTAGAACCGTTCCGCCGCAAACAACGCGAAGCCGTGAAACAATATGTTGGTTCTAACTACTCCGAGGACGGAGCCCCTCAGCGTGTGCCTATGAACCTCATCGAGCTCGCGGCCAACATCTATCTCCGCCATCTCGTGGCTTCCTGCCCGCAAGTCCTGGCCGTGACGCCGCACCGCCAACTGAAACCCCAGGCGGCGACCTTTGAGTTGGGCCTGAACCATCTCATCAGGGAAATCCTTCTCCAGGCGACCCTGGAAGAGGTTGCCCTGAACGCCCTCTTCGGCATGGGAGTCATTCACACGGGCCTGGGCATCTACGGAGATGTGGAGATCGAGGGCGTCACCCACGATGTCGGTCAGCCCTTCGCGGACGTGGTCGATGACGAGGACTGGGTCTTCGATGTGCAGGCCCGCCGCTACGAAGCCGTCCGCTTCGCCGGCCACCGTTACCGTCTGCCCCTCGACTACGTCAAGGATTCGGACCTCTTCACGAACACCGAAAACCTGAAAGCGACACACCTGTCGTCTCCCCCGGACCGGGGAGAGGAACGCACCAGTGAAATCTCTCGGGGAGCCAACCCGCAGATGGACCAGGGCGAATACCTGCCCGAGGTTGAGCTTTGGAACATCTGGCTCCCCCTGGAAAACCTCGTCCTCAGCCTGACGCTCGACAGCGAGGACGGACCCCCGATACGCGAGGTCGATTGGGAGGGCCCCGAGCAGGGCATGTACCGTCTTCTCGGCTTCTCCAAGGTGCCAGGCCAACTCATGTGCCTGCCGCCGCGAGCCCTCTGGACAGACATCCACGAACTCACCAACCGCCTGTTCCGCAAGTTGACCAATCAAGCCGAACGGCAGAAATCAAACCTGGTCTACGGGGCCAATGCCGCGGGGGATGCTGAGCGCATCGTAAAAGCGGCCGATGGCGAGGCAATCCAGGTGAACAACCCGCAGGCCGTGAAAGAGGTCCGCTGGGGCGGTGTCGATCCGGCCAACCTCGCTTTTGTCATCCAGGCCATACAACAGTTCTCCTGGTTTGCCGGCAACCTCGACGCCCTGGGCGGTTTGAGCCCCCAGACCGAGACAGTCGGCCAGGAACGGCTTCTCGCCGCCGGCGCCAGCAAGCGCATCCAGTACATGCAGGACAAGACCGTGAACTTCGCCACGGACGTGATCCGCGACCTTGGCTGGTATCTCTGGTACACCCAGAACATCGAACTGCCACTGGTCAAACGCAGCGGCGGTGTCGACATCCCTGTCCACTTCACGCCGGACCAGAGAGAGGGCGACTTCCTCGACTACAACCTGACCATCGAGCCCTACTCCATGCAACGCCAGTCGCCAGCGGAGAAGTTGCAGGCCATCGTCAACACCGTCCAGACCTTCATCATGCCCGCCCTACCATTGCTGCAAGCCCAGGGCGTCATGTTGGACATGCGGGCCCTGCTTCGTATCATCGGGAAGTACGGCAACCTGCCCGAACTCGAAGACATTCTCATCACGGGTCAACCCATCCTCGAACCAGGCGGACCCGTCAATCCTGCACCCGCCCGCCCGACCAACACCACCCGGAGGTACGTCCGCGTCAACCAGCCGGCAGGCACGAGGCAGGGGCGGGACGCGGCCATGATGCAAACTCTTCTCGGAGCAGGCGCCCAGGACGCGGACATGGCCGGATTGATGCGCATGAACAGCGGAAGGAGTCAGTGATGTCACCAGTCTGCCCCGAGCACAGCGGCGTTGACAAACGGCTGGACAGCGTTGAAACGACTCTCAAAAACATCCCTGCTGCCTTCGACGCTGTCTACGGCCGCATCTGGAAAGTCCTCGGCCTCATCATTGGCGTCATTGTCGTGCTCGCCCTTGCTGGAGCCGGGTACACAGCACACGTGGCCGAGGGTAAGGTTTCCCGTTCTGAGTTCGACACTCTGAAGACTGAAGAAACCGAACTTCAGAAGGCCTACCAGGACACGCGAGGAGCCGTCATCAACATCGAGGCGAGTCTCCGTGAGATCAGGAACAAGTTGAACATTCCTCCGCTGAACCAATCAGACCGGGGGACCAAGTGATGCCCGTCTACTGTTACCGCAAGGTTGGAAGCGGCGAACTGGTGGAGTTCTACATGACACCGGACGAGATGCAGGCCCGTTCCGACAACGGGTTCATCACCCTGGACGACGGGAACGAGGCCGTCCGTGATTTCCAGGCGGAACATGCACCCCGGAAACGGACGAGAGGCGAATCCTGGCCCCTTGAATCAGAAGCGATGGGAGTCCACCCGGACCAGATTCCTGAGATGAAGCGGCTCGCCAAAGAGCATGGCGTGCCGACCGACTTCACGCCGGATGGTCGGGCCATCCTGCGCAGCCGCGGACACCGCAAGAAGTTCGCGGAGACCTTTGGATTTTGGGACCGGAATGGGGGTTACGGAGACCCACAGAGGAGGTAGTGATGGCAATGTTCGCAGTACTTTCCGTGCTGTTGCTCGGACTCATGGGCCTGGTCCTTCGCGCGGAGGAGGACGAAGGGGGCACAACGGCCACGACTACAGCCGCACCTGGCGAACCGACCCCTGAACAGGCCGCTGCAGGCCAACTTGACATCCAAGAACCCAAGGCGGGTTCCCCGCCTTCAGGCAAACCCGCGGAGGCACCTTCCCGCGAGCCCACCGACCAGCCCGCCGCCGATGAGACTCCCGGCGTTGACGAGAAGCTGGTCAACAAAGCCCTCAGCCTCGGTTACACCGAAGAGGACATCGAGGCCTGTGGCACCGAAGCCAACCTGCAAAGACTGGTCGGGCTGGCCGAGGGAGCGCGCGACGCCCAAAACCGCGCGGCACAACCCCCGGCAACAGTAGCGACCGTTCCGCCGCAGGCACAAGCAGGCCAGGGGCAACCATCGTCAGCCGGTCCGTACACACCTTTCGAGTTGAAACTCGATGAGACCAACTACGACGCCGGCTTGGTTCAGGCCTTCAAGGACATGAACCAGCACTACGACAAGCACATGCAGTCCTTGGTGGCCGAAGTGGAGACCCTGAAGAAGGCAAAAACCGAAGCCGAGAATGACACTTACGTCACTCTGTTCGACGGTTTTGTCGAAAAGTTAGGCAAGTCATTTGCGCCCCTACTCGGGGAAGGAAGCGCACGGGACATGAGCCAGAACTCTCCAACGTTCAAGAACCGCGTCCGCGTCCTCAATCAGATGACGGCCATCGAACAGGGTCGGAAGGTCATCGGGGCTCCTCCACTCACCGAACAGGTACTTTTCGAACAAGCAATCAACAGCGTGTTCGCCAAGGAGTCGGCGACCATCACCCGCAGGGAGTTGGCCGCCAAGCTCCGCAAGCAGAAAGGACTCCTCACTGTTCGGCCGACCGGGCGCCACGCCCAGCAGGCAGGAAGCCCGCAGGACCGAGCGCTTGGCTTCATCCGCGGCAAACTCGATGAGATCCGCGGCGGCCAGACGCCGAATCGTGACGACGAAACCGTCCCCGAGTAGCAGGCGAAAGCGCTGGGGAGGTAACCAGCGATGGAACTCACTGTAGAACAGATACAAGACCTCGTCCTGGGCACGCAAAGGGAACTCGGGAAGTTGAAGTGGACGGACATCGCCACCGACCTTCAGGAGTTCATCGCGTTGCCCCAGGTGTTGCAGAGAAGCAAGGTGGAATTCCAGAGCGGTCAGGCCATCCAGTTCAACGTGATGACCGGGACGACCGGCTCCGCCCACCACACCGGGTTGTTCGGCATCGACACGGTGAACGTGACCGACGTCATGCAGCAGGGGAGCGTCCCCTGGCGCCATTGGACCGCCGATTACGCCTTCGACCGGCGCGAATTGGAGATCAACGACGACGAATACCGCGTCTTCGACCTGATCAAGGTCCGAAGGACCGGGGCGCTCCTCGACATGGCGAAACTCATGGAGGAGGACCTGTGGAGCAAGCCTGCTGACTCCACCGACACCTTGATGCCCTTCGGCGTCAGGTACTGGTTGACGGCATCCGCAACAGCGGCCGGTGGCTTCAATGGCGTTGACCCGGTGGGCTTCGCAGCCGGACGTGCGGGACTCTCCTCGACGACCTTCCCGCGCTGGGCCAACTACACTGGCCTCTACGCTGTGATCTCGAAGGAAGACCTGGTGCGGCTGATGCGCCGGGCCGCCCGGTTCACCAACTTCATCAGTCCGGTGCCTCAACCCCAGTACGCCGAGGCCAACCGTTCCAACACCTACGGCATCTACACCACCTACGCCGTGGTCGGGCAGATGGAGGAACTGCTCGAAGCGCAGAACGACAACCTCGGCAACGACGTGGCCTCCCGGGATGGATTCGCCCGCTTCCGGGGCAACCCCATCATCTGGGTGCCGTATTTCGAGACCAACGCGGACATGCTCGCCCACAACCCGGTGGTCGGCATCAACTGGAACACCCTCAGACCCGTCTTCCTCAAGGGTGAGTACATGAGGGAGGACAAGCCGGCCGTGGCGTCCAAGCAGCACACCACGTTGGAGGTCCACATCGACTGTTCCGGCAACAACATCTGCCGGGACCTCCGGCGGAACTTCTGGCTCCAGACCGCCTAACTGTCAGGTGGTAGGGGTTGGTAGCGAACAGCCGGTCGCTGGCTAAGCGACTCTACAAAGGAGCATCACATGAGCGAAAGTTTCATAGAACACATCAGGAAAGCCCGCCTGTACACGAGGAAGGTGTTCTTCACCGGCATCACCGCCCTGGTGAAAGGCCAGGGCCTCTGCTACGACCGCGACTACGCAGTGCCAGTCACTGGCACCGCGGCCGATGCTGAAGGCCGGCGAGACACCTTCGTCGAGCTTCCGTCCGCCACCAACAACATGTGGTTCGCCGGCGTGACCCTCCAGGCCTATCCGGCGCGTGTCGGCGGGCAGGTGGTCACCATTGCGATTCCCGGCAGCGTGGTGGAAGTGGCCGTAGGCCTCAACACCGTGGTGGATTCCACAGTCCTCACCTGCGCCGCCGGCGGCCCCGAGCCCGGCATCTTCACCCGCCAGGGCTTCTTGGGACGCGGCACCGCAGTAGCCCTCCAGACCAGGGCCAGCGCGGGCACCGGGGACGTGCCCATCGCGTCCTCACTCGATGGGAGCGCCAGCGTCGGGGCCGCCGACAAGACCCTGACCAAGACGGCACTCTTCACCAACGCCGTCGTGGGTGACAAAGTCGTCATCCTGGCGGGGATGCGGACCTCGTCTGGCGCTGCGGCCGTGACCCCAGGGGTGTACACCATCGTCACCCGGACCAGCGCGGATGTGGCCGTTCTGAACGCCTCGCCGTGCGCCCAAATCTCCAGCGTCGCCTGCTACGTCTACCGGGCGACCAATGCCTACCCGACCTGCCTCTGCAAGTTGCTGGAAGGCAAGGAGAGCGGTCTGCAGCAGACCGTGGCCGCCATCGTCAGCGCTGAGGTCAGTCCGGCCGCAATGGCCGGTGGCACCACGTATATCGTGGGAACCGCGACCCTGGCCGGTGCTGGCGTCTACACCTTGGCGGCCGCGGCTGGGGCCATCGAGGAGAAGCAGATTATCCTCGTGGGCACCCTCACGACCAACGGTGTCGCCATCACCAGTGCGGCGATGGACGACATCGGTCTGGCGGCGGCTCCGAGAATCCACGCTCTCGCTGCCACCTTCATCCTGCTGGTCACAACGGACTGGTGTCTGCTCCGTTGGGCCGGCGCCAGATGGGGCGTGGTCTGTGGCCAGGGTACGGCACCCGCTGCCTAACCTTGGCTTCGAGAAGTTGCTTGGGACAGGTGCTCGGGGCCGGCTTCGGCTGGCCCCGAGCACCGCCTTGCTACTGCGGTGAGTAGCCCCGGCTGGGGCGGTTTTGGGAAGGGGTGGAGGTGGTGAATGGCTGAGATTCATGTCCTGACTGGCAATGGGGATTCTTGGAACGTCGTATTCCACATCCCCATTCCCGTGCTCAACAACGCTGTAGGGCAACCCTACCGCACCGTCCTGGTAAACAGCGGGATTGGTGGCTCGACGGTACTTGGCGAGGGCACTGGCCCTGGTCAAATCACCACCGCAGAGAAGGCCAGCATCCAAGCGGGCGCCGTCTACGAAGTCTCCCTTTCCTATCCCTTCGAGTCTGGCGGCACCACTCCGGCGCAACTCCTCGCCACGGTCAGGGCGCTCTACCAGCGGGAGAAGACCCGTCTCCTCGCTGAACTCCAGGCCCGCCTTCGCTACTTCGGGTACACGGAGGCTGGAAGCTGATGGCTGCCTTCAACAAGACCGTAGGGACTTCGGTACTGGCGCTTCAGAACGTTGCCGCCTCCAGCGTTCTCATCAGTCCGGCCCTGGACGTGGCCACCAAACTCGGCGCCCTCCTGGGCATCCACTTCGGGCGGACAGTGGCGACGGCTGCGGGTGCGGGCGTCAACATCCGCATTGAGGGAAGCGTCATCGACTCCGTGGACGGCGAGTGGTTCACGCTTCAGCAGTTCTCGACCCAGTTTGCTGCCTGTAGTGATGAGGCGGTGAACGGCGCCTGCGCTTCGGGTCAGGCCGTCATTCCGATGGCGTCCACAACAGGCTTCACGATTGGCGACCTTGTCTACATTAAGAACACCACCATCGCCAACGGGGAGTTCGGTCGCCAGAAGGCCGTCTCCTCCAACACCAGCATCACCATCGAGGACAACCTGGTCAATACGCAGACCGGCTCGACCGTCTATGACACGGCTGAGTTCTTCCAGGCGTACATCGACTGTTCCGCCCTCAAGCGGATTCGGGTCGTCGCCGATGGTGCATCCTTTACCCAGGCGTTCGACATTCAGGTTCTCGCCAATACCTTGGACTCGGTGAGCTGAAATGGCACTGGCAATGCTGGCAAAACCGCAACTCTGGTGGCCGGGGAGAAACCCGAAGGCGGCGAGCCTCTGGAGGTCTTGTCTCGGCCTCTGGGCTTTCAATGAAGGCAGTGGCTCTTTCTGCAACGACCTCAGTTCTGCACAAGCCCACGGCAGACTCCTCAATGCGTCGCCTCCCCAGTGGGTCGGAACACCTTATGGCTGTGGCCTACAACTCGATCGTACCGACGACTTTATTCAGTGTGGCACGCTCGATACGTATGACAACGCCCTCTCCGCCGGGTTTTCTTATCTAATAGTGGCTAAGTCCCAGTCTACTGGGAGTTTCGACCGCCTCGTCGCCATAGAGAATGCGGATGAATCGAACTACGGACCGTCTGGCCAGTGGAATATTTTGAATAACCGACTGGAAGTGGGAAGTGGAGGCGCCGACTATGCTTACGCTGATTGCGGCATTGTCTCATCCACGAACTACGTGGCGATTTTCCGCACGAACTATACCCTTGCTGGCAGCTGGTTCTACGTAAACAGAGTCAAATACTTACCCCAGGGGGCCGGTTATCCACGATATGTAAGTTCTGTGGGGCGACTCGATATCGGACGTTTCCGGAGTTCAAGCGCTTCATACTACTCCGGCGCAACCTTTTCTCTGGTGGCCCTGTTTGGCTGTGGTCTTTCAGATGAGGACTGCGTCCTCCTCTCCGCCGACCCCTTCCTGATGATTCGCCCCGACGTGGCGAGGGTGAGCTACTTCTTCCCAAGCGGTCACGTCCCCCACTTCCTTCTCCTGAGAGGTGCAGCATGAGTTGGAACCCGATTCCCGGACAGGTGAACGTGCTCAGCGCCTCCATCGTCGCCAAGGCGGACGGCTCTCCCATCATCGCGGGAACGGTGAACGCCTACGTCATCGCCGACACTGGGGCGAACGCGGGGAAGTGGTTCAAGACCAGTGACAACTCCTGGAGCGCCACGGAAGCCGTTAGCGGGGTGTGTGCTTTCAAGGGCGGTTCCGTCTGGGAAGTAAGCGTTGACGCGGAGTGCTGGACGGCGGGAATCGAATACTCAGCCTACTACGTCGAAAGCGGGGGGCTGAACGTTATCGGCTCGCCTGACCGCTACCGCTGCGAGTACCCGCAGGACTTACTGCGGATTGGCAGCGTCGTCCAGTCGCTTGCCGACCTGAAGGACTTCGCCGACAGCGGCTACGACCCGAGCACGCACACCATCCTCGCCGACCTGCGCTACGCCATTGGGGCCATTCTCACCGAAACGGCCGGGGCAGGCAAGGTGGCGGGTGCCGTCAGTATGTTGTTCGATGTGGTGACACCTGCGTTGAAGGCCAGCGACGCCATGCGGGGAACCGACGGCGCGAACACAGTCGCTCCCGCGACTCCTGCCAACGTCACCGCTGCTGTCGCCTCCATCAAGGGCGCAGACGGCGACACCCTCAAAACCCTCAGCGACCAGATCGACGGTATCGGCGGTTCGATGGGCGCTGGCGCAGCCAGCGTCACCGTGACCCTCCATGATGACCACGGTGCTCCTATCGCAGACGCGGACGTGTGGATTACCAACGATGCTGCCGGTCTGAACGTCGTCGCCGGCACACTCCAGACCAACAGCCTCGGCTCAGTCACCTTCATGCTGGATGCCGGGGTCACGTACTACCGTTTCGCGCAGAAGGACGGCTTCATGTTCTCCAACCCGACCTCCTTTGTGGCGGTGGCAGACTGAGGTGAGAAATGGCACCTGTACCTATCTTTACGGACGGCGTCGGGGTAGACTCCGCTCCGGGTGATTCGACTCTGGCCGTCACCTACGACGACCTGGTGCGCGAGGTTGCCTTCTTCCTGGGGTTCGGGAGGAAGGCATCAACAGAACTCGACGCACAGGACCTCGCTCTGGTGGATTCCAAGGTACAGGCGGGCTACCACCAGTTCCTCTTCCCGCCCAAGCATCGAGAGGACGCCGCCGCCCACTTGTGGAACTTCCTGATCCCCGCCGCCACCCTCAACATTGTGGCGACCGACTACGACTACGACCTTCCCAACAACTTCGGGGCAATGCTCGGGGAGTTCACCTATGCCCCCGATGCCGGCTGGGCGCCCATCCCCCTGGTTGGCGAAGGACAGGTCATGGCTGCGCGGGCCCGCGCCAACCTGAGCGGCCATCCGAAAGTGGCGGCGATCCGCCCGAAGGCACCCACTGGCACCGCGGAACAGCACTACGAGGTCCTGTTCTACCCGACGCCTGACGCCTCCTACACGCTCTACTACCGTTGTTACCTGCTCATCAACAAGCTCTCCACGACATCCTCACATGCCCTGGGCGGAGTCAGGCATCGCCAGACGCTCATTGAGAGCTGTTTGGCAGTGGCCGAAGGCATGAATGACGAGGAAGGGGTCCACTTCCGGGCCTTCCTGCGCAACCTCGCAGCCAGCGTGTCCTACGACGAAGAGGCATCGTCACCAAAGACCCTTGGCTACAACGGCGACCCGTCGCTGAGTCCCAGAGTGGACTCCCGGGTCAACTACGTCACCTTCAACGGCGTCCTCTACGACGGATGAAAGGAGTCTCTGATGGGTTTCAGCACACTGAACCAACTGTACTCCGCGCTGAGCGGGGCGACACCTGGCCAACGGCAGACAAAGGTTTACCGCAAGGCCAGCATTACGGCCGTGGCCGCCAACTACTATAGTCTGTGGAAGGCAGCCGGGTTTCCCACCGCCGGTGTCAGCGGTACACCACCGGCGTGCGCGGTCTGCACCAAAGACACGGTGGGTGCTCTTCCCATCCTGAACCCGGCAGTGATGCGCACCCTTCACCTACTCCCGCCCTCCGTTGGTGGAACGGTTCTCGGCGGTCTCATCTTCTATGACCGGCTTCTGGAAGCTGCCATCAACCTCACCATCGACACCCTCCAGACGTTCACGGGCGAGATGGCACCCCGACGCTACACGGACGGCGTCGGGAACATGCTCTTCCTGGAGATGACCACCGCGACCACGGTCACTGCCGCGACACTCACCATCACCTACATCAACACCCTGGGGGAGACCAAGACGGCCACGCTGTCCCTGGCCGCGGCGGAGGTGGTGGACCGGTGCTACTTCATCGACCTGGCTGCCGGTGACGTGGGCATCAAGAGCATCGTCAGCGCTCAACTCAGTGCCGCCAAGACCGGGGGCCAGGCAAACCTTGTCCTGTTCAACGAGGCCATGAAGATACCGACCCAGATAGTGGCGAATACCTACACGCCGGCTCCGGTCATGGACCTTCCCCAGGTCCTGAAAGACGCCTGCCTGGCCGCGCTCGTCCTCGCTTCTACAACCAGTACCGGCGTCATCGACGCCCGCGTGCCCCTCGTCGAAGGTGGGGGCTTTACTCCGTAGTCGTCAGAGAGGAGGTCTGCCATGTTGCACAGGATTGGTGCCATGCTGATGAGCGCCATCGCGCCCCCGTCCGGGAAAGCTGTGTACATCAAGGCAATCAACAAGCACCTGATTCAGTGGGGCGCTGCGGCGCCCTCGGGGACACCTGCCGCCATCTTGTACTTCAACACGGCGGGGGTCACAACCGCGACCGTCCTCTACGTCGACGTGGCCGGGACCTGGACGGTTCTCAACATCACGTAAGGCGGGAACCATGCCCAGGAAGCAACTGAAGCGGCTGCTCTGGCCGGCGGCGGGTGTGGACCGCTCGCTGCCGTTCCAGGACCAACCTCCGTACAGTACACCCTTCGCCGTCAACGTGCGGCTCAGGGACGCGGCTGAGCACCGCCAACGGGGGGGCTCACGTCCGGGGATGGTCCGCGCCTACCGCTACCGGCTGGGACTGGAGGGCGGGTCTCCTGTCAACCTTCTCGTCCAATGGCAGAGTTCGGTGGACGACCCGGCCCCCAGCACAGCCATCAGCGCTGGAGGCAAACTGTACTTCCGTCGAGGCTACGGAAACCAACCATTTACCGAGGTGAACATGGTCGGCCTGCGTCTCAACCCCATGGGCCACCTGGAAGCCACCGCTCGGGGACACACGCTCTACATCGCCAACTACGGCATTGGATGTTTTCCCTTACGTTTGCCAGGAGGTGGCACTACTGCCTTGCAGTGGGGCAGTCTTCCCCTCAAGGGAACCGTGCCGGGCCAGTGTCACCTCGTCGCCATATACCACGATCGGATGGTCCTGGCCGGCTACCCGGAAAACATGTGGTACATGTCCCGGTTAGGAGAACCCCGCGACTGGAAGTTCGACGACGACCCGGAAGACCCGGCCCGTGCCATCGAGGGCGTGAGTTCCGATGCTGGCGTCCTCGCCGACGCTCTGACCGCGCTCATCCCCTGGCGTGACGAGACCCTTCTATTCGGCTGTGAACGCTCCCTCTGGGTACTCCAGGGGGACCCCGGTTACGGCGGCCGCATCGAGAACGTCAGCTACGACATCGGCATCCTGGGACCCCAGGCATGGTGTCGCGTTCCCACCGGCGAACTGGTCTTCCTGAGCAGGGACGGCCTCTACGCCTTGTCACCCGCCGGCCTCGGCACGCCCGTTGCCCTTTCCCGGGACAGGTTGCCGACTGACCTTCTGGACACGGACCCCACCGAGTACGCCGTCCAACTGGCCTATGACACGGCCCAGCGTGGCATCCACATCTTTCGGACCCGATAGGAGACTGAACGTGGCTATATTTCCTCTTGACCCCGAACCCCGGAATACACCTCTCGTCTTCAAGGAGGACAAGGAAGGGTCTCACATCCTGAACCTTGTCGAAGCCCTCATTGAACGGCTCATGGAACGGGGAGACCTCTCCTGTGTTCTGGTCATCGAGAGCAAGATGAAACTCAACAGTGGACCCACACTGATTCACATGGCACTTGCGCCAGAAACGATGACCGAACCGGAGGTGGTAGACCTCCTCAAACGCGTCCTCTCTGGCAAGGAGGTCTGACCATGCCCAACGAGAAGACACATGCTGACGCGGTACGGACCTACCTGACGGGGGCCGCATCCGATGGGGGCGTTCAGACATCGCCGAACCTGTCCCTCGGCAACTTCCGCTCCGCCAGCGAACTGCTTCATCTCGTGGCTGCCATCAGCTCGCCCATCGCCCAACTGACCGTGGACTTCGTGTCCGGTGCCAACGGCGTCGGGGCCGGGACGCTCACCGCAACTGGCGCTTCGACGTTGACCTGGACGGCTCCGGGTGGCGCCGCCGGGGCCGCAGTTACCATCGCCAACGGGGAGACCAAGATCGTCGAGGGCGACGGCGCTCCCGAGAAGTACGTCCGGGTCACCCGCATCAGCGCTGGCGACATGAGTGGCGCAGCCACCATCACCCTCACCGAGAACCCGAACAGTCTCATCGGCTTCGACGACGTGTCCATCGCCGAGGCCGCAGCGGGCGACACGGAATACCGGGCGTACATGCTCAAGAACGTCGCCCCCAGCCAGGTCAAGACACTCAAGGTCTGGCTGTCCCGGCTGGGAACCGCTGCGGTCGTCAATGCCGCCGGATACGGTGCGGCCGGAGCGGTCACTATCACCGCCAAGGCTGGCAGCGACTTCGACGACTGGCCGGGGTCCGCCACCGCCGGGGGCTTCGTGGAGAACGAGAATACCGGCGAGGTCCTGTACTACTCCAGCCGAACGGACGCGGCACTCACTGTACCCGCTGCCGGCCGGGATGTCTGGGCTGACGCAATAGCGGCCGGCCTGGAGGACCATGTCCTCGTCCCTGTTCCGGGACTGAGGATCGCCAAGGAAGCACCTTCGGCACAGCCGACCGGCTACATCCAGACCATCGGAACGGAAGCAGTCGCCCCGGCGGGTCTGACCTGGGTACATCCCCACATCGTCAGCGACGCCGAAGTCCTGACCATCGGCGACTTGGACTCTCTGAACGTCTACGGCATCTGGCTGCAACGGCGGGTCACCGTCGGTGCGGTCGCTGCGGCAGCGGTCGCGCAGCGCTTGGAGTGGTCGTTCGAGGCTGGCGTCTAAGGAGCCCCTACATGCCCTACGACCCGGTCGTCTACGGGATCTGGCCTACCTGCCACGGCTGGGGTGCCTACCCAGTCACGCCCGTGTCTGATGAGTCGGGCCACGGCAACGACCTGACAGTCAGGGGTGGGATTCCCCTGACTGACGGGTGGGGCGACTTCATCTTCTACGGTGGCGGAGAACGCGCTTACCGGCTCGCTGGTTCGTCAGCAGGCTTGAATGCGGCCGCTGAGTGGGGCATCGGTGGGCGCATCCACACCCCCTCCGGCTCGGGCCTGGTCGCCGCTGGAATCGTCGGCAAGACGGACCACTACGGCAATCCCACGGACGGCTACGGTTGCTACCTTGAATCAGCCGGCCCGCCTCCCAACTATACCGTTCACTTCTTCCTGGTTCAGGACGGCACGAAGTACGAGGTGTCCTACACGCAGGAATGGACCACTGGCGTCCCCTACTCTTGGGCCGTGCGCAAGAGCAAGGCCGGAGAGGGGAGCGGTAGCTTCCTGAAACTGTACGTCAACGGTGTTCTCCGGGACACCGTGTACTGCAGTCCGGGTAACGCGGACTCCAATGATGATGAGTTTGCCATCGGCCAGTGGGCCAACAGCGGCTACTACCTTGGTTACATGAGGGAACTCTGGGTGGTGCAGGAATGTCCGACCGAGGCCCAGGTCCTGGACATCCATAACGATGGCTTCGCCAGCGTCTACGGACTGGAGGCGGCGACCTATTCCGCTCTCGGCCGGGGCCAGTTCGCCATGACCGTCAGCGGCGGCACGGGGGTAGGGCGTGGGCAGTTCACCTTCGTTACCGCTACTGGCACTCAGGTAGGTCGCGGCCAGTTCGCCTTCGACCAGTCCTACGGCACCCAGGTAGGCCGGGGACAGTTCATCGTTGGGACCCCGATGGTGGCTCCCCTCATCCTGGCCAACGACGAACAGACAGGCGAGAGCGTCATCGTGCACATCCTGGGCGAGCCGGCAACCGAACACCTCTGGTACAAGGTTCACGGCGTCCCAAATTGGGGAGACGAGTACGGTTCCCGCGAAGGCAACGGGGACATCCGGGTGACTGGCCTCACGTTGGGGCAGACCTACGACTTCAAGGCGCGGACCTCCATACTGGGTCCACCGGTCCAGTACAGCGGTTACTCCAACGTCGCCACGGTGACGGTGACGGGTCCGGGTGTGCCGCCCTTCCCCATGGGGGCTTTGACCCACTACGACCACTGGTGGTTCGACTGGCCCACCAAGAGTTTCACCGCCGAGGTGTTTCAGACGACACACCAGCCGACCACTGTCTGTGACTACGGTCTTCTGGACAGTGGAGACAGCGTCGTCCTCTTGGGTTGCCAGGACGGTTACGTCCGGTACTTCTCCGAAACGGCGGCGACCGACGACGGCTTCGAGATTCACAGCGGGGTCCTCTTTGGTCCCATCCGGCTCGGCGGGGCGGATGGTTTCGACGGCTTAGTTTACGAGATGGTCCTGTCCCTGGCGAAGGGCAGCGGCGAGGTCACCTGGTCGACCTACGTGGCACCGACCCACGAGGCGATCCTGGATGCTCTGCCGTTCCGCTCGGGCACACTGGAAGTCCTTGACCACGGGGGACTCAACTACACGGTCATCCTGCGGGCACGGGGCGGCAGCTTCGCCCTTCTCCTGGAGAACGCCGAGGCAGACCGCGGCTGGGCCTACGAGTACGGGACCATTCTTGTCGCTCCCCTGACGAAGCAAAGGCTCTACTGATGGCTAACTTGAAGAAGCGCATCGTGACCACGGGAATCGAGAAGCCGGACGGCACGGCCAACGCCAAGGTCATCCGCCGGGCCCTCCAACAGGTGGACCAGGAGATGGCGTTGAGGGACGCCTACACCATCCTCTACAAGACGGCCCAGACCATCGGCGCGAAGTTAGACGACCTGGAGAGCCGGGTCGCCGCCCTGGAAGCATGAAAGGAGCATCTGATGGCTATGCGGATGTACCCCCCGGCCATTCCTGCGTCCCCAGCCCATATCGAATTCGGAGTGACTGGCACACGTCAGACTTCCGGCGGAATCCGAACCGTGCTTTACAGCGGTGGGAGAAGGGACATCACCACGACCGACCCCAGGACGCAACTGGAAGAGCGGCTGCGGGCGGAAGCTCGCAGACTCTTCCCCAACAGCGTCCAGAGCCAGGAATGGTACGTCCGCCAGCAACTGCAACGGATGCAGGCAGCGGGCACACTGCCGCCTCCTACTCCCGGCCCCGGCCCGGACCCTCTCGGCCAGTACCTCACGGAACAGCAGAACTCCTTCGACGAGGCCCGCCGGGCCAACGAACAACGCTACCAGGACATCCTCACCGGCCTGGAAAGTTCAGGTGCGCAGGAACGGGCCGACATCCGTGCGCGGTACGCCGCCATAAGGTCCGGCGGGTTGGGCGACTTGGCCAGCCGCGGATTGGCAGGCACCAGTTTGGCATCGGGAGTGCGGACCCTGGCCGCTCGCGGAGAGAGCGAGAGCATCGGACGCCTCGAGGACCGACTGAGAATGCAGCGACTTGGGTTCATGGAGAGGCGGACCGACACCTACCCGGACGAGGCCACCATGCTTGACCTGGCCCAGGGGGCCGGTCGCTACGGCGTAGGTAGAGGTCTCCCCGGGACCACCGCGCCCGTCGCTCCCGGTGCTCCGGTTGCCGGCGCAGCGCCCGTCCCAGGCCTGGAAACGACTGGTGCAGGCACGGTTATCTGTCCTACGTGCGGGGGTACAGGGAGGCTGGACGGTCGCCTCTGCCCCACCTGCGGAGGCAGCGGCCGAATCCCCGCCGGTGTCGCCACTTCAGCGGCAGTGCCGGGCAGCAGAGAACCGTACCGGCCACTCGGCCCGCTGGGGCCCATTCGCCCTCAAGACCAGAGTCCGGTCCGTCCGCGCATTCAGCTTTACGGGGGCGTTGTGCCTATGCCTCGGAGATAGGAGACCAGACATGCCCATCATCGTGGAACATCGACCGAGGGCCACGGTCTCCGGCCGGGTGGCTGCCTACATCGGCACGGCGCAACGCGCTGAACGGGAACGGGACATCTCCCTGCGCCTGGCGGAAGCGGAGGAGGACCGGTCCTTCCAGCGGGAGATGTTGTACCGGCACGCCGACCTGGCCGAGGAGCAATCGGAACGGCAGGCGGAACTTTCGAGCCAGGCCCGCCGGGAAGCTGCTGCACTCCAGGGAGAGGTGACCAAGGCCGAAGCGGAAGGCCAGGCTCAAGAACGGGAACGCCAGCGGGCCTTCGAGGCGGAGAAGTTGCAGTTCGGAGCGCAGACAGATGCCGCCCTGGTGGAACAACGCGGCCGCCAGGACGTTGAACTGGAAGGGGCCAAGGCCGAGGCCAAACTGTACGTCCTCAGCGCCACACAGGAGAAGAAACGCCAACAGATTCTTGACCAGATGGACGAGGTCGAGAACGACCCTACCCTTACAGACGACGAGAGGCAGTACGCGCTTGATGACCTCAAGGGCCAACTGAGCAACCTGAAACCAGGGGAGAGGAAGAGAAAGGCCGAATGGCCCGAAACCAGGACGCTCGACAGTGGAGGCGTCATTGCCTTGGAACCTGACGGCAGCATCCGACCTCTCTTCGACCCGCCGAAACCGCCCACACCAGAGAAACCGCAACGAGTGAGCGTGGATGACGTTGTCGCGGCCCGCAAGGCGGCCTTCGAAATCCTGACGACCATCAAAGAGGGCACCACCGACATGAAAGTCTTCCCCTCAAAGGAAGCGGTCAACGCCTACGCCAAGGAACTTCTGGACTTCTGGCAGACACTCCAACCCACAGCCACAAGTGGTACTCCCCAGGGGCAGACTGGCGCGCCGCAAGGCGTTCCGATGCCTCCTTCCAGTCCAGCAGGACCAACGCCGGGCCAGGGGCAACCGAAACCACCGACGACTGAGGAACTTCTTGCGGCTCTCCGGCCAGAAGACCGGGCGGTGGTGGAACGCGAAGTGGCGAGACTGACGCAGGCCGTCAAGGATGCACGGACGCAAACTGAACTTGACGCGGCCCGGAAAACCCTACAAGACTACCTCAAGGCGATTGGGGTACTGTGATGCCGAACATCCTTGACGAGGCGCTGGCCCTCCTGGAGGCGCCTGGGTTGCC